GGATAAAAATAATACATTTAGTGTAAGACCATATGATTCGGCAACATTTAATAAAGATACTATGAATCTTTATTTGGGTCCTGAACCTGAGGTAGATTGTTATAAAAATTTCTTTATAGATAATAACGTTCAATTTAACGACGAAAATGTACAAATTTTTAGACCACTAATTTACATATATGCTGGTTATAAAAAATTAAATCTAACCACCAGTTTTAAGGACTACTTAGATCAATCCATATTATCAAGTTCAGTTGGTGCAAATACTAGATTAGATAGATTTTTAGGTGAATTAACATCTCAATTTAGAAAATTTTTTATTGAAGAAGATGCAACAAAAGTTGAATTTTTTGATGGTTATAATAACAAACCGGTCAAAGTTGAACTTTATAATTTTTTCAAGTCACTTAACGATAAATGGATTGCGGGTAATTCAATTGGTCAAAGATCATTATTAGAGGAATTTTTATTTTTAGATAGGGCCAATAAAGATATTGGTAATGACTACTATTTTGACTTAACAAGATTAACAAATTTAGGTGATCCTAAAAACTCAAAACAAAGTTTATACGGAGCGATATCTGTTTTATTACAGGGAACTGGTTTTGATATGAGAGCATTACCGGCATATATTAATTTCTATGGAACCAATTTCTCAAATACACCAAAATTAATACCTTCTAAAAAAATAGCTCAAAATTTATTTGGTACATTTTTAGAAGTAGATTATCAGGAAGCAACACCTAAGATTGTAATTCAATACGTGGGTAAAAACTCGACACGTCCTGATATGGAAAATAATAATAAATTTAAATTTACAGACGATAGTTTCAACATTGGTAACGTTAATAACAATCCGGTTATGATTACATTACCAAAAGTTTTTAAAACAGGTGACCTATCAAAAACAAATAAAGTAGTTGCATTTGAAGTTAGTTTTGGGGATCAAAACCAAAGTATCTTTAAAGGTATACAATTAGACCAGGCATCAATTAAAAATACAAGTGATTCTTTTTATGTGTTGGAAAACTTAGCAAGATCAGAATCGGGGTCAGCATCACATAACGTAGATATTGGTTTATATGACTATTATAGACAAGCATCATATACGTGTGATGTAACATGTATGGGTAATGTAATGATTCAACCAACAATGTATTTTTATCTTAAAAATGTTCCAATGTTTAAGGGAACATATTGGATTACCGAAGTTTCACACATGATTAAAAATGGAAATATAACAACAACATTCAAAGGATCAAGAATACCATATACCGCATTACCTGATCTGAAAGATTCGTTTATGTCAAGTTATAGAACTTTATTTGATAAATTACAACAGAAAGCAATTAATAGACTTAACGGTAGTGATAAGGTTACTGAAACAAGTAGAACGGTTAGAACCGCTGCGGGTGAAACATATACATTCGATCCGGGAGATAATAAGAAAAGTGTATCAGGGGAGGAGTTTACTACTGACGCTGGATATACTGTTGCGGGAATACCATTTAATGGTTATCCAGGTGGTAGATTTATATCACAAGTTACTTATAATGGAAGTGGTAAAACTAATGAAAAATGGTTAAGAGCACAGGCGGTAATGATGGGAGAAAAGAATTATTCCGTAACCGATAGTGTTGTTATGTCAGTAGTATCGAAAAATAAAGAAATAGTAACAAATCCATCATTTACATGGAGTGAAGCATTTAAATTTACAGATAAGTATCAGTTTTATGCAACAAAATTCTTGTTCGATAATGTTCCAGCGAAGACTGTTACTACGATGAATACAACATTTTTTAATCCAGCAAACAATAAATCACTCACCGTTAAACCAAAATATGAATTAAACACAGAACCGGTGAATGGTACACCAACAAAGTCAATCGAATTCTCAGGTCCAATTGATATAATAAGAGATGCTGAACCATATGGTATTGCATTATCTGTTAAGTTAATGAAAGATTTAGGTTTACAAGATGGTGACATAGTTTACTTTAATGTTGGATAATAACAAAACTTGGGATATTTATATTTATAAAACAAATATTATGGAAAATAATAGATTAAATGATACCATGGATCGGTTTTTAAGTCCAAAACAGACTAAAAGAATATCAAATGATGGTATGGAAAGAGAAGAATGTGATTTAGTAACAGGTGAATGTTACACAATCAGAGAAAAAGACGGAATCGTTGAAAGAATAAATAAAAAATACGTTACAAACGACGGTAGACAATTATTACAAGATTAAGCCATGTTAGAGAAAAAATTATTAGAAGAAGTAAAACGTTTTAACGCCATCAACAAGTATGGTAAAAAAATGATTATGGAGCAAGATGCTCCTCCACCTCCACCGGCGGATGATGCTGCGGGTGATGTTCCTCCTCCACCACCAGCGGGTGATATGGGTGCGCCAACAGATGTTCCACCGGCAGGTGACGCAATGGGTGGTGATGTTCCTCCTCCACCACCGGCGGGTGACGAAATGGGAGCAACCCCAATGGACGATTCAATGGGTGGTGACACGGAAGAAATTGATATTACAGATTTAGTTAATATGACTAAAAATATTAAAAACGATCTTGAAAATAATAAACAAGACAATTCCGCTGTTATTAATAAGATGGATGATGTATTCACTAAATTGAACGATTTAGAAAGTAAGTTGGCTCAAATGGACCAAGTTATGGCTAAGATCGATCAATTGGGGGCAACAGTTGAGGCTAACAAACCTAAAACCGAAGTAGAGAAATTAGAAATGAGATCTTTAGATTCATATCCATTCAATGAAAAACCACAAGAGTTCTTTGCACACAAACAAGGTGAAATGAGAGCAAGTGGTAAGAATGAATATGTATTAACAAAGGATGATGTTGAAAACTACCCTGTTGACCAAATAAGATCGTCATTTAACCAAGAAGATCAGAAAGATGAATATAGCTTCTAAAATAAAGTTCCTTATGGAACTTCAAGCTCAAGTTAAGATTAACCATTGGCAAACCAAGGGTTATGCAAGACATAAAGCTTTCGATGAACTTTACGGAGGTTTAGTTGACTTAACTGATACGTTTGCTGAGGCCGCGATGGGTAAGTATGGTAGATTTACATTGGAGAATGAGGATAAAACATTAAACATTGTGAATTTAACCGAATTAGATCTAAAAGAGATGTTACAAACATCTAAAGAAGCGTTAATTCAATGGAATAATGAGTTCGATTCGACAGATACGGATATAATGAATATACGTGATGAAATTTTGGGATTATTAAATAAAATAACATATCTATTAACATTAGAATAAAACAATTAGAATAAAATGATATCAGGTTCAGTAGCAAAAACAAGTTCAGATACCACCACAGGTTCTTTATCTTACATAAATAACTTAGTGACAGGTGCAACAACTTCAGGTTCGTATTATATTATTGTTCCAAAAACATTAATAAATAATACTATGGCAACCCAATTAAGGTCGGTTTATGGTTATAATGTAACACAAAGAAGTAATTTTAATGGTACTAATGATGAGTATATCGTTAGCTGGGGTAGTATTTTAGACCCAACTCCTACTCCAACGGCTACCCCAACCCCTACGGCAACACCTACACCAACACCTTCATCTACACCGGTTCCGCCAACACCGACACCTACCGCAACAACTTCACCTACACCTACCGCAACTGCGGCAATAACACCCACACCAACACCCACATCAGCATATAGAACATATAACTATATAATATCAGCAACTGACACTAATTTAGCTACAGGTAATACAGGGGGAAATGCACAATATGATGGTAAAGTGGTTGCAATAGTAACAGATGGTTATAACTGTGGAAACACAACACCTCGTACTTTTACAGTATCATTTACTGCGGGTAGTTTCTTATCTTGGGTATGTTCACCAAACGGAGTAACGCCACAATTTGGATATTATGCTAATGACACATTAGTGACTTCAGGTTTAGTTAGTACTCAAACTTTAGCGGGTGGATGTCCTTGTTAATAACAAAAAAAAATACTTTTAAAATAATTGAACCCAGATTTTATAGTCTGGGTTTTTTTATGTATATTTTAGTATAAATGATTTTATAATTTAAATTTTAATTCTATGAGTACATTTGATGCAGTACTTGCACAGTACGAGAAAAACAAAAACGCCACAAGTGGCAACAACAACAAGATATCCTCCGAGGATAGATTAAAACGTTATTTTACAACCGTATTACCTAAGGGTTCAAAAGGTGAAGAAAGACGTATCCGTATTTTACCTACAAAAGATGGTTCTTCACCATTTGTAGAAGTAAAGTTCCACGAAGTTCAAGTGGACGGAAAATGGGTGAAATTATATGACCCAGCACAAGAAGGAAAGCGTTCTCCCTTAAATGAAGTTTACGAAGGATTAATGATGAGTGGTGTGGATTCCGATAAAGAATTGGCACGTAACTATCGTTCTCGTAAGTTTTACATTGTTAAAGTGATTGATCGTGATAACGAAGCGGACGGAGTTAAATTTTGGAGATTTAAACATAATCACAAAGGTGACGGTGTTATTGACAAAATCTTCCCAATCTTCCGTAATAAAGGAGATGTTACCAATCCTGAAAATGGTCGTGATTTAATCTTGTCTTTAGCTTTAACAAAAGCGGGAACAGGTAAAGAATACACAGTTATCAATTCAGTATTAAACGACGATCCAAGTCCATTACATACTGACGCAGACGTTGCAAAAACGTGGTTAGATGATGAGTTAACTTGGTCTGATGTTTACTCTAAAAAGGGTGAAGATTATTTAGAAATGGTTGCAAGAGGTGAAGTTCCACGTTGGGATACCGCAAGTAGCAAATGGGTTTCTAATTTAACAACTGAAGAAACTATCGGAGCACCGAAGTCTTCAACTCCTGTTGTTGACCCACAAGACGATGCAGATGTAGATGGTGATTTACCATTCTAATTATTAACGGAGGGGTGGAGATAACGTCAGAAACCCCATTTTTAAAAACAAATTATGGCAGGTATTAAAAAAACAGACTTTTCGGCAATTAAGAAGAAATTCTCAAAAGAGGCCGAGTACAAACCAGATCGTTTCTTTGATTTGGGTAATGCCTTCTTAGATGCATGTGGTATTCCGGGTCCAGCAATGGGTCACATCAATATGTTATTAGGACATAGTGATACTGGTAAAACAACCGCACTTGTAAAGTCAGCGGTAGATGCACAAAAGAAAGGTGTTGTTCCTGTGTTTATTATTACTGAACAAAAATGGAGTTGGGATCACGCTGAGTTAATGGGATTTGATAGAAACGGAGATTATCTTTTCAACAGTGATTTTGAGTACATTGAACAAATCACAGATTATATCAATGAATTATTAGATGCACAAGAGAAAGGAGATTTACCTCACGATTTATTAATCTTATGGGATTCAGTAGGTTCGGTTCCATGTAAAATGACTTACGATGGTAAAGGTGGTAAACAACACAATGCGTCGGTTTTAGCTGACAAAATTGGAATGGGTATCAACCAACGTATCTCAGGTTCAAGAAGAACAGATAAACCTCATACTAACACTTTAATTATTGTTAACCAACCTTGGGTAGAATTACCTGATAATCCTTTCGGACAACCGAAGATTAAAGCAAAAGGTGGAGAAGCAATTTGGTTAAACTCAAGTATCGTATTCTTATTTGGAAATCAAAAAGGAGCGGGAACAACAAAAATCTCTATCACAAAAGATAAGAGAAAAGTAAAAATTGCAACAAGAACGAAAATCTCAATTATGAAAAACCACATCAATGGTTTGGGATATGAAGATGGACGTATTTTGGTCACATCACACGGATTTATGCCAGGTAGAGAAGATTCTGAAGAGAAAAAATCTATCGAGGATTATAAAAAAGAAAGTGGTGATTACATCAGTAAGATGTTAGGTGTTAATGTTACAGACATCACAGACGTAGAAGTTGTAACAGAAGATAGTGATCTTTAAATTTAACAAATGTCGGTTTTACTTGTTGATGGAGATAATCTATTAACTATTGGTTATTACGGAGCGAAGAATGTGTTTTACAAGGGAACTCACATTGGTGGTATCTACCACTTTCTAAACACCCTAAGAAGATCTTTCGAGGAATATCAATTAGACAAGATTGTTGTTTTTTGGGACGGTCAAGAAGGATCACAAAGTAGAAGAAGGATTTATTCTCACTACAAGGAAAACAGAAGACAAAGAGTTAGAACAGAAGAAGATTTACAATCTTACTTATATCAGAGAGATAGAATTAAACAATATCTTGAAGAACTATATGTAAGACAAGGGGAATTTGAGTATTGTGAGACCGATGATAACATCGCTTACTATACTCAAAACTCACCCGACGAAAGAAAAATTATTTATTCATCAGATGGGGACTTAACTCAACTCGTTTCAAAAAACACACAAGTTTACAATCCTTCACACAGGAAATTATATTCACCTAATGATATAATCATTTACGATCACGAAGAAATCCTCATTGAGAATGTTCGTTTGGTTAAAATGATATGTGGTGACTCATCAGATAACATTGCAGGAATAAGAGGAATGGGACTCAAAAGATTTTTGTCTTTGGTTCCTGAACTAAAAAATCAACCAATTACAGTTGATCAGGTTAAAGATAGATGTAACCAATTATTTGAACAAGACAAACATAATAAGTTAATAGCTAACTTATTGACAGGTGTAACAAAACACGGTGTACTTGGTGAGGAATTCTTCGACGTAAATAATAGAATTGTAAGTTTGGATGAACCGTTTTTAACGGATGAAGCGAAAGAGGTTATTAACCTATTGATAAATGAATCATTAGACCAAGAAGGTAGATCATATAAAAACGCAATGAAGATGATGCAAGAGGACGGACTTTTCAACGTTCTACCAAAATCAGAAGATGCTTGGATAAATTTTTTAAACCCTTTTCTAAGATTAACAAGAAAAGAAAAAAATATTAACAACAATATAAAAAAAACAATTAAAGTAAGACCCTATGAGTAGAGATTACCAAAACCAAGACAACATAACAAAATTTGAATTCTTGTTGTCATTAGAAGGACATATCGTATGTCAAAGATTTTTTAACGTTAGGGATCATGTTGATCAAGCTAGACGTTCAATGGATCTTCATTATTATGTGAAAAATATTTGTGAAGATTTTATGGAAGATTTGAAAATAAAAAGTTCCAATTATCTATGTGAGAATCAAAACTATATCCTCAATTCAGAGATTGTGGATGAGTCGGCAACAACAGAAAAAGAACATTTTTTATTAGAAATTAAGCTAGGTGACGACGTATTTATTCAAAGACTGTTTCCTGCGTATGTTTATCATCCAAAGGCGAGATACACAGTTGATATCCGTCCAAGATTGAAGAGAATTCTTTCCGATCTAACGGACATCCTGTCTTCGGAAGAATTGGAAACAAGTTATTTAGGATACGAATTATAAGAAAAAAAAATATATAATAAACACTATGGAAGAAAGGAATTTTGGGTATTTGGGATTTTCGTTTCAACAGTCCCTTATCAAAGCAATTATTGAAGATAAGAAGTACGGAGAAACAATTATTGATGTATTAGAGAGTAAGTTTTTTGATAATAACTCATTTAGATTTATTATGGAAAACACAAAGGAGTTGTATAAAAATTACAACAAAATCCCCGATTACAATACATTGGCACAGAAAATCATGGCCGAAGGTGGTAATAAAGATTCCTCTAAAATTCATGTGGATACATTAGAAGCGATTAAAAATAATGAATCTCAAATTGAGTATGTAAAAGATACGGCACTTAATTTCTGTAAACAACAAAACTTGAAAAGAGAGTTAAAAAGTGTACAGAATATTATTGAAAGTGGTGAATTTGAAGCGTATAATAAAATTGAACAAATCATTCAAAAGGCTTTACAAGTTGGTATTTCCAACGATGAAGCGACGGATGTATTTCATGATATTGATGGGGCGTTAGAAAAGGATTTTAGACACCCATTACCGACAGGTATTGTGGGAATTGACAACTTACTTAAAGGTGGGTTAGGAATCGGAGAATTAGGGGTTGTATTAGCACCTACGGGTACTGGTAAGACTACCTTACTTACTAAGTTTGCTAACACCGCATATAACTTAGGTTATAATGTTGTTCAAATTTTCTTTGAGGACAATCCGGGTAATATTAAAAGAAAACACTATACGATTTGGACTGAAATCGCACCAGATTCTCAACCTGAATTTAAGGAAGAAGTTAAAGCGAAAGTAGAAGAGGCTCAGGCTAAATCTAAGGGTAGTTTAAAGTTATTAAAATTAGCCAGTGATAATGTTACTGTTTCTGAAATTAAAAATAAAATCAGAAAAATGAACTCAGAGGGTGGTAGGAAAGTTGACTTGTTAGTTTTAGATTATGTTGATTGTGTATCGACCGACAAATCAACTAACGGAGAAGAATGGAAAGGTGAGGGATCGGTTATGAGAAGTTTAGAGTCTATGACATCTGAATTTGAAATGGCAATATGGACTGCAACACAAGGTAACCGTGAATCAATTTCATCGGAAGTTGTTACGGGAGATCAAATGGGAGGTTCAATTAAGAAAGCACAAATTGCTCACGTTATATTGTCTATTGGTAAAACATTAGAACAAAAAGAACATAATTTGGCAACACTTACGTTATTAAAATCACGTATTGGTAGAGATGGTGTTGTTTTCCAAAACTGTAAATTCAATAACGAGTTCCTTCTTATTGATACAGAGTCTCAAAACACTTTATTAGGACATGAAGAGCAAAAGGTTCAGATAAATGCTAACAGAGCGGCCGAAGCGTTTAAGAGGAGACAACAAGTGGCAAGTAAGTAATTAATAAACACAAACATAAAGTAAAAAGAACAAATGCAGAAAGGTAAAAAATTTCTGAGTGACTTGAAGTTACACTCAGATTATTTCAAATGGTTAGAGGATAAAAGTAGATATGAAACATGGGAAGATGCGTGTGAAAATATCATCGACGGACACAGAAAAAAATATGTGGATTATGCCGAGGCAATTGAACCATATTTACAATCCGCCGTTGAGAGTATGAAAGATCAGGCGGTGTTGGCTTCACAAAGAAACTTACAATACAGACATGAACAAATCATGAAACATAACACGAGAATGTTTAACTGTACATCAGGTCACATTGCTCGTAACAGAGTATTCCAAGAGATTTTCTATTTGGCATTATCTGGTTGTGGATTTGGTGGAGGATTACTAATTCCTTTTGTAAACAATTTAAGTAAAATACAAAAGAGAACATTAGGTACTAAAACTTTCTATATTGAAGATTCAATTGAAGGTTGGGCAAATGCGTTAGGTGTATTATTATCATCTTATTTTGTTGACGATCAACCATTTCCTGAATATGCGGGATATGAAGTTAAATTAGATTACTCTTTAATTCGTGAGAAAGGTGCATTCATCAGTGGTGGTTTTAAAGCACCTGGTCATGAAGGTTTAAAACAATCATTAGAAAAAATAGAATCTTTAATCGAAAAATGGATTGCAACAGAAGGAGATAAAATTAGACCTATCTTAGCTTTCGACATTATTTGTCATTCGGCGGATGCTGTATTATCGGGTGGTGTTAGACGTTCAGCATTGAATATGATTGTGGATCCTAACGATACTGAAATGATTCACGCTAAGACTGGTAATTGGAGAATGGAAAACCCACAAAGAGGTCGTAGTAATAACTCAGTATTATTATTAAGAAGTGAAGTTGAAAAAGAACAATTCAATTACTTAGTTCAATTAAACGACGGAGCAAATGATATTGGTTTTGTATTTGCCAATAGTTGGTTTGATATGTTTAACCCATGTTTTGAAATTTTAAAAATTCCTGTATTAGATACAATTGATTTTGGTAAAATCAAATATGATGAAGTTGAACAATATGTAAAAGACAACAAATCTAAATTTGGTATTCAAGGTTGTAACTTAACTGAGATTAATGCTGAAAAGGCAACAACAAAAGAAAAGTTTTTGAAGGCTTGTAAAGATGCATCTTTTTTAGGAACATTACAAGCTGGTTATACTGACTTCCCTTATTTAGGTGAAACAAGTAAAGCAATCTTTGAAAGAGAGGCATTATTAGGTGTTAGTATTACAGGTTGGATGAATAACCCTAAATTATTTAATGCTGAATTATTAGAAGAAGGTGCGCAAGTTGTAAAAGATGCCAATAAAGAATTAGCGGCAGTAATTGGTATTAACCAAGCGGCAAGAACTACTTGTGTAAAACCATCTGGTAATGCGTCAGTAGTATTAGGAACTGCATCAGGTATTCACCCTGAACATTCTGAAAAGTATTTCCGTATTATGCAGTTAAACAAAGAAAGTAATACTGCAAAATGGTTAGAAGAAAACATGGAGTTCTTATTAGAGGAAAGTGTATGGTCTTCAACTAAATCAGATTACGTTGTATTTGTTCCTGTTGAAAATCCAAAAGTTGGATTATTCAAAAAGGACATGAAAGGTATTAAACACCTTGAATTGATTAAATTGGTTCAACAACATTGGGTAAACGCAGGAACTAACCCTGAGTTATGTGCTTATATGCCGGTTAATCACAATACATCTTGTACGGTTATTATTGATGACAAAGATGCAATTGTTGAATATATTTGGGAACAAAGAGATTTCTTTACCGCTGTTAGTTTCATGTCAGATTATGGAGATAAAGATTTCAACCAAGCACCGTTTACGTCAGTATTAAATCTTGATGAGATTGTTGAAACATACGGTAAGGGTTCTATTTTGGCCTCAGGTTTAATCATTGACGGATTACATTATTTCCAAAATAACCTATGGTTAGCAACAGATACTTTATTAGATGATTCAATCCCTGTAACAGGAACAAGAGAACAAGTTCTATTAAAGAAATATTGGATATCAAGAGCTAAGAAATTTGCAAAGAATTACTTTAAGGGTGACTTGAAAAAGATGGTTTATTGTTTAAAAGACGTCCATTTATTCTATAAGTGGGAAACTATTACTCGTCAATTTAAAGAGGTTAACTTTGGTGAAATCTTAGATAAACCACAATACAAGAATATTTCCGATTATGCAGCACAAAGTTGTTCTGGTGTTGGATGTGAGGTTACATCAATATAATTTTTAGTAGTATTTCACAGGTTATTCATATATTTATTATATATAACCTGTGAAATATGAAAAGAATAAATGTTATTGGTGAACAATTTGGTAAATTAAAAGTAATAGAAGAACATTCTAAAACAAGGAATGGTCATTTAAGATATGTTTGTGAATGTGAATGTGGTAATGTTGCAAATATTTTATTAACACATTTAAGACAAGGATCTAGTAAAAGTTGTGGATGTGTAAATAAAAATAAAATTGGTCAAGATAATAAACAATGGGGTGGATATGGTGAAATATCAGGAAACTTTTGGTATATCTTAAAAAGAAGTGGTGAAGGAACAAGAGGAAGAAAAAAAATAGATTTTGATATCACCATAGAACATATATGGGGGTTATTTTTAAAACAAAATAGAAAATGTTTATTAAGTGGAATAGAATTAGAGTTTCCAAAACATTATCGTGATAAATCTTACACCGCCTCACTAGATAGAATTGACTCATCTAAGGGTTATATTATTGGAAACGTACAATGGGTACATAAAGATATAAACATTATGAAGAACAAATTTCAACAAGATTATTTTATTAATGTTTGTAATTTAATTAGTTTGAATAATAAAAAATGAGATTAGAAGAAGGGATAGATTATTACATAGATGAGAAGTCGGGGCTTATGGTCCTGACTTCTTTGTTTTTACAAAAACGAGGGTACTGTTGTTCCAACGGTTGTTCAAACTGTCCTTATGACCCTCCACATATTATTAAAGGAAACTCAAAATTAAAAGAGGATACATAACCATTTTGTGTTTGTTTATATTTATTGAATATGGCAGTAACATACGGTATCGATTATCCATTTAGAGACAGTCAGAAAGGTGATTACCTTAACATGACAGAAATCCCCGAAAAAGAGATTAGAGCTAATCTAATACACCTTATTTTAACAAAGAAAGGTAGTAGGTATTATTTACCAGATTTTGGTACAAGAATATATGAATACATCTTTGAACAAAATGATATTGTTACATATAATTTAATTGAAGAAGAAATAAGAGAAGGTGTTAAGAATTATATTCCAAATTTAGAAATAAATAATATATCTATTATGTCCGCCGAGGACGATCCCGATGAAAGTAGAAGTGTGTCTGAAAATGAGGACCAAAGATTATTTAGAGTTTCTGATGAATCAACAAAACCTTACACTGCGGTAGTAAAAATAGAATACAGTGTAAATAACGGATCATTTTCAACATCCGATTTTATAATTTTAAACATATAAAATGAGTAAACAAATATCATACGCAACCAGAGATTTTCAAGGATTAAGAAATGAGTTAGTAACATTAACCAAAAACTATTATCCGGATTTAGTTAAGAACTTTAACGACGCATCGGTATATTCGGTATTATTGGATATTAATGCGGCGGTTGCGGATAACCTTCATTTTCATATTGATAGAGTTTGGCAAGAAACAATGTTAGATTTCGCCCAACAAAAACAATCACTATATCATATTGCAAAAACTTATGGATTAAGGTTACCAGGTGTTAGACCATCGGTTGCTTTATGTGATTTTTCAATTACGGTAAATGTAAATGGTGATAAAGAAGATACAAGATATTTGGGACTATTAAAGGCAGGTGCTCAGGTTTCGGGAGGAGGACAAATTTTTGAGACGGTAGATGATATTGATTTCTCAAACCCATTTAATAAAAAAGGAGAACCAAATAGATTGAAGATACCTAATTTTGATTCTAACAATAAATTAATTTCTTATACTATTGTAAAAAGAGAGCCCGTTGTAAATGGAATTACAAGAATTTTTAGAAGGGTCATCAACCAAATTGATCAAAAACCTTTCTTAAAATTATATCTACCCGAACAAAATGTTTTAGGTGTTACATCTGTTATCCATAAAGATGGTACCACATTCACAAATAACCCAACGTCAAATGAATTTACCAGTACCACAAATAAGTGGTATGAAGTTAAGTCTTTGATGCAAGATAAAGTGTTCGTTCCCGATCCAACGGCGGTTTCAGATACTAATAATTTTACTGCCGGTAAATTTATCGACGTAAGTAATAAGTTTGTTACAGAATATACACCTGAAGGTTATTTTTCATTAACTTTTGGTTCAGGAACAGTTAATCCATTGGATAATTTAGATAATTATATGACAGGTCAATTGAAAGTTAATTTGGCTAGTTATCTTAATAATCTATCTTTAGGAACAACACCAAAATTGAATACAACTTTATTTGTTAGATATCGTGTTGGTGGAGGTAAGGATAGTAACTTAGGTGTTAATGTGATTACCACGGTTGATGATGTTGAATTTATAGTTTCAGGACCCGTATCAACATTCAATTCACAAGTAGTACAATCGTTGAGAGTTAATAACATAACGCCAGCTGTTGGAGGTGCGGACGCCCCTACAATTGAAGAAATTCGTAATATGGTTTCTTATAACTTCGCGGCACAAAATAGAGCGGTAACTCTAAATGATTATAAATCATTGATTGAGACAATGCCATCTACATATGGTGCACCTGCAAAAGTGAATGTAATGGAAGAAGATAATAAGATTAAAGTTAAATTATTATCTTATGATGATAAGGGTAATCTTACCGATACAGTTTCTAACACATTGAAATCTAATATATTATCTTATCTTTCAGAATATAAAATGATTAACGATTACATTGACATTGTTAGTGGTGAAGTTATTGACATGTCATTACAAATTGATTTAAATATTGATAAAAACGCAAACCAAACTGATGTGATTCAAACTGTAATTGAAGATGTTATTACATATTTCGACTATACTAAACGTAAAATGGGTGATCCATTATTTGTTGGTGCGTTAAATAAAATTATTGGTGACGTTACCGGAGTTATAAACGTAATCGAAACAAGAGTTTATAATAAAATTGGTGGGGAATATTCATTGGCCCAAGTGTCACAAACCTATAAGGATAACACAACAAAAGAAATTGCTCAATCAGATAGTATCATCTTTATGAAATCAAATCAAATATTTCAAATTAGATTTCCAAACAAAGATATTCGTGTAAGAGTTAAAACATTAGGAACGGCTACATTTTAAATGTTTTTTTAGTTATAATAATAGAAAATCACATAGTTTCTATTTATTATAAGAATGATACAAAAGCATAGAATTTCAACCAAATTAGGGATCAATCAAAAGATTACGGTCGAGTTAAAACAAGATTTTGACGTATTGGAAATTTTATCCTTAAAATTTTCACAACAAGATATATATACGTCTATTTGTTCAGACTATGGTGTTGTTTGTGGTAGAATCACAGCAAACAATGGTTTTGGTGTAGGTAATGCTCGTGTTTCTATTTTTATACCCTTAGATACGGAAGATGAAAACGATCCATTAATATCTAAATTATACCCATACAAAGAGGTTACCGATAAAGACGATTCCAATTACAGATATAATCTATTACCTAAAAGACAACAACATGGGGGTCATGCAGCAACGGGTACGTTTCCTGATCAATCAGATATTTTAACAAGGGAAGAAGTGTTAGAGGTGTATGAAAAGTATTACAAATACACAGTAAAAACAAATAGTGCTGGTGATTTTATGATATGGGGAGTTCCTGTCGGACCTCAAACAATTCACGTAGATGTTGATTTATCTGATATTGGTTGTTTCTCATTAAGACCATATGATCTTCAAAGATTAGGTATTGGTACAGATGGATTTAAAAACAAATATACATTTAAGTCATCTGAGGATATTGATTCACTACCACAGATTGTAACTTTTGATAAAATAATAGAAGTTTATCCGTTTTGGGGTAATGAGGAATTATGTGAGATTGGTATTACAAGAAGTGATTTTGATTTATCGGAAAAGGGAGTTAATATAAAACCAACCGCATATTTGATTGGTGGAGTTTATACAGACAATGGTAAAAATGCGGTTAATAAGAACTGTACCCCAAGAAAGAAAATGGGAAGAAAATGTGACTTGGTTGCTAAATCTGCAAACATCGAAGCCATTAGATTTTTACCGATTAAAGATGAACTTAATAGACCTTATTTAGAATACCTACCAATTGACGAAGATGTTCCCGACGATGGTGGATTTGTTTTACCGTTGGAGATGAATATGGATTATGTTATCACAAATGAATTTGGTGAAAATGAATATACAAACGACTTCAATAAGGGTATTGCAACATCGGCATGTTATCGTTTTAGATTTAATTTAAACGATAAAGGAGTTGAACGAGCAAGAAATAATGCCGACTACTTGGTTCCAAATATTAGAGAATTTCATACGGGTACCACAATAACTAATGAAAGTATTGACGATAGGTCATATTATTTTGGTACGGATTGGAACGGTTACCCACCAATTGCCGTTAGTACAAATAGTGATTATGGAATATTATATAATGAAGGAGGTCAATTTATACCAAAAGATTATTTTTATAGATTTAATTATAATAAGGTTTATACCGTATCATCTTTTCACAGCAATTATCAAGTTAACGGAAATTTTGCTAATATAAATGAATTAAATCCAGCGGAAGAGGAAGATTGTAGTGATAAATTAACACCACCGTCAAACTTCGGATTTAAAAATTATACGTTTACATTATTGATTGCTGACTTTTTATTGTTATTAGATTATGTGATTAAATTTGTAGTTTTACAATTTACAAACATCGGGATTCAATTTCTAAACCAAGTTGTTGAGGCGGTTATATCATTAGGTGCGAACAACAATATAAGGGAAACACTAACACGTTTACAAATAAATAGCCAAACTAAATTAAGTTTAATAACTTATCCAGAATGTGAAGAATGTTCAGATGGAAATGAAATTGGTGGTACCATTAGATTTAACTACACTGGAGGAACATGTAGTTTATATGATACGGTATATGACGATAAATTAGTTACTGGTTATTTTATAGAAGATTTAACAAATAACAACACATTTTCAGGATGTGGTTCTCCCGCATCTTATTTACCACAAAACTATCGTAGAAAATATGTACCAACATTATCGGGATTAACAAACTACACATTATTATCAACAGCAATTTATGGTGCCGATATTACAAATCAACCACTTAGTCGTTATCCCTATCCTGGTCCTAATTATGAAATAAGAGATTTTAGTTGTGGTACATATTCATATAATGGTGGATTTTTAACACAAAGTGCTAGAAGTGAATTTTATAATGGTGTTTTTTATATTGTACCCGGAACACAAACACCCGCTAGATTAACAAGAATTTTAAGTGAATATTATAGAAGAAAAAGAGTTGGTAAAATGTTTTGTGGTGGAATTGTCAATTACTCATTTATTGATAATTGGCTATCCGGTTCATTATATTTTTTACAATTTAAAGCAAAAAAATTAGCGAGATTAAGAACGGCCACATCGGAAAAAGTTTTAAAATATTGTAGAGATTTAGTAAGGTATGTATTTGATCAAAAAAGGTTTTATTATAGATCGGCACCAACAAATGACGGATTAATATTTATTCCGGATTATTTAAATAAACCAACAACAATAGTTGATTTAGGACCAAGAGATGAATTTATAAAAGAAATATGTATTGATTCAAAATTGGATCCAAATTGTTCAGTCTCTCGTTCCGTCGGAGCAACATCATATCAAAATTTAGGTGAATTATTAGGATTGGCAATTAACTATAGAATGGACGTTGCCGATGATAAAGGAAATTTAGATATGTTTTTTAAAAATAATGGATTTAATACTGGTGTTGGTACAT